CATATCCTGTGACTGGGTCTGTTGGGTCTCCCAACTCTTCCATGGCGACTATAACTTGGTCGAACAATTTTCTTTTTAGATTAAGAACTTTTACAGTTTTATCAGCGTAGTCAATGCACTGGACGGCGTATGACCATCCACATTTAAGGTCTGGATAAAAGTCGCGAACATGGTCATGTTCTACATTGTTGAAAGTTTCGGAGTTTCTGTCAAAAGATAAACACTCCATAGGAATGTTTTTGCCATTCTCTCCTTTAATCCAATAGACATATCTAGGTAATAAGTCACCAACAAGTCTTACATGATGGTCTTCTTTACCTGCATAGTTATAGGTTTCGATTTTTTCTTTTTGGGCTGAGCCCTTGGTTTGGTTGAATCCAATTGCCATTTTAATTTCTCCATGTCTCCTCGAACATAAAGTGTATCCTTCCATCTTTTAGTTCAAGCAGTCTGTTATTAGTTATAATTTCATCTGATACTGGACATACCAGATAATCTAATGTGGTGTCTTTTGTATTGACATATTCATGATAGTTGCGGAATGATGCGACACCTGCATACTCCGCTACCTCTTTATCACTAAATGCCCGTCCGTGCTCCAGTAAATCTTTAGGATTTAAGATATAACTTTTGCCACCGAACTTGTACTTGTAAAACTTAAATGTTTTGTCATAATAGTTTTTAGGTTTAATCTTGTAAGTAATTATACGAAGGATCTGAATGATGTCACCAACATTTCCTTTGCTTACTTTTACAATCTTATTCCAATCAAATAACAACATATTATAACAAAATTTTAAACTCGTGTCAAGAACTATTTTTCTCAGGTATAGTACCATCTAAAGTTCCTGGGTTAGGCGCACTTGATAGTTCGCCATCGGTTTCCGCTTTCTGTCTCATCTTCTCAATATCTTTTGGATCCATGGTAGCGTGTACTCCTGCCATAGCCATATCAATCAGTTTACCTTGAAAAATGTGACTACCACAGTGCATTAATTCTATCATAGGTAATGCCCATATATCAATACCAAAACCTCTTACAGTTTCTGAAAACATATAATCTTCTGAAAGATATCTATTTTGGTCATTAATAATACAATCAAAGTATGCCATTATTTTTTCACCATCTGCAAATTCTCCTTCTCTAATATGGTCTGGAGTATATAATCTTTCAGGGTGGTGTTTATCGTATTCTTCAAATACTGACCTATGAATAAACATAAATCCTGTAGCACCCTCTTTAATTTTTACTGGTTCGTAAATTGGAGCTTGTCCATCTGGGTACTCGTGTGGTAATGGGTTAAATACCATATCCCCTGCAACCTTTTCTAATGCTCTTGGGTTATCATCATACATACCGCTTTTAGCTGCATGTAATACTTTTTCCCAAGCAATAGTTTTCTTTGGATACAGCCCACAAAATACTTTTATGTCAGGATTTTCAGTTAGTAAATGCCACATATACATTACATCCATTGCACCCCAAGCTATATCACTATCTACAAAAAATAAATAGTCACAATCACTTTTTAAGAAGTTTGCAACACAGTAATTTCTAGCACGAGTAATTAGACTTTCATTAAACATATAATAAATTTGTAAATGAAGCCCATGATTCATACATACCGCAGTTGTGTCCATTAAAGACTTAGTGTAGAGTCCATGGCACATACCACCATACATAGGAGTCGCTAAAAAGACTTTATTCTTCTGCATCCCCTCTATGTTTAATTTTATTTCTTTCTTTTCCATTATAGTATATTTACCTCGTAATCTTGTTTTATATAGTAGCCCAGTCTTGCATTTGCTTGACGAGCTGCTGTTTTTCCTTTGAGATGAATGTCCACGATAACAGGTTGTCGTTTCCCTTCTTTCTCTCTTATTACTCTACCAATAAGCTGTGTTAGTAAAGGTTCATTATTTATAGGTGTACCTAGCACTAAACAACTTAAATCATTTAACGATATGCCTTCTGAAAAAATTGCTTGTGTTCCAAATAAAATATTTTTATCTTTTCTTATTTGATTCATAACTTTATCTCGTTCAGCAAACTCCATATCTCCTGTTATGGAAACTGCTTTGTCACCACAGAGGTTAGCACAGGCTTTAAGAAAAGCCACTCTATCAGACACAACTAAAACTTTGTGTCCCTCTGCCGCATACTTAGCAGCAATCATACTTACACTATGAACATATTCTTCATTATATGCAAGATGATTTATTCGTTCTGCCCAAGGTGTATACGCACCATCAAGGAAGCGTATCTCCGACTTAATTACATGAATCTTAGGAGTCATATAATTTTCTTTTGGTGGTTTCATTACATTGTGACCAAAATAATCACGAAAAACCACATGGCGTCCATCTTTTCTTTCGAGAGTTCCTGTTAGACCAATCTTATAACGAGCAGGCATTTCGTCTACTATTCGTGTAAAAGTTGGACTACTAACATGGTGCATCTCGTCTAAAATCACAGTTCCGAAAACTTGTTTGATATCGTCCATTTTTCTGTACAAACTCTGAATATTACCGCAGACGATTGGGGACGAAGTATCAAAGCTACCTGACCCGATTCTGCCTGCTTGTATTCCAAAGCATTTTTGCACATCTTTTTCCCACTGATTTCTTAAGTTAGTTGTGTGGGTAACAACTAATGTTTTCTGACCTAACTTTTTGGCTATAGCCAAAGCCGTTATTGTCTTTCCCCAACTTACCCATGCGTTAACTATAGCATTGTCATTTACTTCGTCATGTACCTTCTGCTGGGAAGGTCTTAAAGTAAACGCAAAGTCAGGTAGTTCGACTGGTGATGTAACACGCTTGTCGACTATTTCGTAATCTGATGGTATCAAATCTTCTCTACCAACAGGTATGGAAATCAACCCATCCTTAATCCATCGTATTGTTTTGAATACAATAGGTGGGTCAGTCGGAATACGCGGGGCTATTGTATATGTAAGCTCCTTTTCGATATCCGAACTTAATTTACTATCTACTGAAAGATAGATTCTGTTAGAATATACTGCCTTCATAAGTTTGAAATATATTCCAAGTCTTGTAACTTCCACAAAGCAACTAGGTCTGGATGATTATTGTCCCAAGGGGATGACCATCCTACTTTCTTTTTTCTATCACGAACATGCCTTGGAAGATAGTCTTTCATTACTTTTCTTAATAAATATTTGTATGTGCCTATCTGCCAATCAGGGTGTACTTTAAATTTAATCTGCCCTTCTATATCTAGCATATATCTTACAAAACTTTGTGATAAAAATACTGGTCTACTTTCCATTCCCCACATTCCGCAAGTTTGGTCAGTAGTTAGTATATTCTGTTCTGAAGTACTTACTAAGTCGAACCATAAAGCATTATTCTTGTGGTCTGTTTTACTAAATATCTGTTTAGGAATCCATTTGTGCCTAACTGCATAACGGTCTATAGTTTCCATATTATACTCATCATCATAATATCTATCGTGATGTTGGTATCCTGTAAATAATTCATCAGCACTATCGCCAGTTAAAACTACTTTACATCCATCTTGACTTGCAGCTTTACATAATGCAAATCTAGGTGCTCGTCTATTCATATCAACCCATGGATAGTGTGTTCCATTTAACCACATTCTATCATAGTGTGTAACTGAAGTTCTATTTAATTTAACAACTTTATAAGGAACTCCCCATTCTTGACAAGTTTTAATAGCCATTCTAGACTCTTTTCTAAATGTGTCATGGTCGTGGTATATTGCACCACCTTTCTCATAATCACATATATAAGCAGTTAAATCCAACCCCATATCTTTTACGACTCCAAGGGCACAAGTACTGTCTAGTCCACCACTAAGAAATAGTGCTGTTTTTTGTTTATTATTTGCAACTTTTTGTATTCCTTTTACTAACTTCTCTCTAAACTCAGGAAAGTCTATTTTATTACTAGCTATTCTGTAACTAGCCCATAGATTTCTTAATTTTAAAGTACCATCATTCAGATTAAAGGTATATACCCCGCCAGGAGGCACTTTTACTATATCTATATAAGGGCAACTAGTACCTGTCCATATTGGATTATTAATGAAGTGATTATACATTTTAGTATTTACTTTCTTCCAATATATACTTCTTAAGCTAGTACTAATTGTAATGTCTTTGCCCTTCTTATAAATCCACAAAGGCTTGGCTCCGAAATGGTCTCTTGCCACGGTTAGTATATTAAGTTTTGGATTATAGTAAACAAATGAGCCGTGCCAATCAGTATTACTAATAAATTGATAACCAAATAAGTCTAATCCATTTCCTAAAAATGCAGTATCATTACTTATATTAGAATCGTACATTTCACCATTAAATACTAAAATATTGCCTTTCTTTGTTTTGTAAGGCTGTACTTGGTGTTCTCCATTTACATCCAGTAAAACATGCCCAAAAGCGAGTTTACCATTACTGGCATACCCTGTATCAGTTGGACCTCGAAACTTCTGTCTCTCAGTCATATACTCTATATCTTTTGTTCTAGTTGTTACTACAAATCCACACATTATTTTTTTCTCTGTTCCTTAGTTGGTAGCCATACTACAAAACTCTTTTTATGTCCCGATATTAAAGGAGTTACTCTGTGCATCAAATTACTACTATAGAATACAGCTGCTCCTTCGGGCAACTCTACATCATGCCCTTTAATTTCAAAGTCAGCACCTTCATATTCCGAATCTGGACTTAAATTTATAGATACTGATACAGTAGCAATGTTAGGTTCTGCATGCCACTGTAATCCCTGTCCAGGAACTTTATAATGCATAATATGTCCATAAGAATCCCTTTGAAAATATAATTCTTTTTCCCAATATTTTTCTGCTAATCTTTTAATTCTGTCCATAAAAGTAAAATAACTTCTAACTGTATAATAGTTTCTATTTACTCTATGAATAGGTTTATCTGTAACTAATCCTACTTCTACTGTATCATTGTTTTTTGCAAACATACAATAATCTCTCCAGAACTTACATTCTTGTTCTGTTAAAAATCTAGGAATTATTAAGACCATCTTTGTGTTCTCGACTAGCTTGGTGTTGTTTTAATATACATTTGTCTGTATCTATACCTATATATTTACTATCTAACCTCCCCCACTGTTCTTCTGTTAACTTGTTTAGTAGTTCGGCTAACATGATTTGATCCCACTCTTTAGGATTATTCTGGCAATGACGCATCCAACCTTTCATAATTGTTAGTGTCATTTCATTATATGGAATAAACATTGCACTTGTTATTATTTCCCATTTTGGAGGATGTATCTGTTCACATCCTACTATTAATCTGTGTTCCCCTTTAAATTCAGAAAAGTCTGGTTTTTCTATCCATTCTGAATCTGCATCTACATAAAATAAATCGCACTGATGTTCATTCATCATCTCGTAAATAAACTCTGGTTTTATACCACAGTTTTCTTCCCAACTCCCTCGTTGTTCCCATAAAGATATTTCTAATTCTGTTTCAAACTTTTCAGATGATTCACATAGTGGTTTAATTACTTCGTTATAATTTGGTGTATAATACGCT